TCCCCGCCATTAAAAACGGCGCATTTACGGACAGCTTAGGGAAATGGCTTCAGGACAACCCCGATGCAACCCATGCGGAGCAGGTTGCCAAAGCTCGTGAGGTTGCAAATGTAGTGGACGAACGCTTTGGTGAGATGAACCAGCAAAATATTTTTTGGTCGCAAAATTTAAAGCAAGTCGCGCAGGTTTTATTGACTTCGTTCTCTTACGAGCTCGGAACGATCAAAACTCTTGGTGGCGGGGCTCTTGACGTAGCTACAGCACCGTACCGCGCAGGTCGCGCATTGCTTGGCAAAGAAAACGCAAAGCCAATTTGGACTGATAAAATGGGCTATGCCGTAGCGTTGCCTTTGGTCTACGCAACTATGAACGCTATCACACAGTACCTTTACACTGGTCAAGGGCCACAGGATGTTCAAGATTTACTTGCCGCCCGTACAGGAGGTATAGACATCCGCACAGGAAAACCAAACCGTATGCAGTGGCCTAGCTATATGAAGGATGTATTTGGTTGGTATAATGACCCTGTGCAGGAGGCGGAAAACAAAGTTAGCGTTGGGCTTCAGATTGCAAAAGCGCTCATCACCGACTCGGCTCGGTTTGGCGACCCTATTACGGCTTCTACTGATACGCGGTTTCAAGCTCTTAAAAAATACCTTGAGTTTGTTGTGCAATCCGAAATACCTATTTCATTCTCCAACATATTTAACGCGCCGCCTTCATCCGACATTGGGCCAGTTGCACGGTTCTTTGGTGCAAAGCCCGCCTCTATGGAATTTATTGACCCCGAAGGCTACAAAAGCATGATGAAAGCGGTTAGACTGAGCAAAGACGCTGAAGCGGCTTGGCACCAGTACACGGCCAACGAAGTTGCGGCAGGGCGTCCAGTCAATTACCGGATGAAGCGGGTCATCGAGCAGCAATACAAAAGGGCAAACGCACAATGAAATTTCTTATCATCGACCCTCAAGGCGCAGCTCTTGACATTGCGATCCGCGCACAGCGCGACGGGCATAAGGTCAAGCACTTCATCCGTCAGACGGAAAAAACCAAGTACATTGGTAAGGGCTTTGTCGAGCTGATCGACGACTTTAAACCTTGGTTGCGCTGGGCGGATGTGATTTTCAATTCAGACAACACCATGTACCTGCACTCGCTCGATGCGGCCAAGAAGGAAGGCGCATTGGTTATCAGCGCTTCAGTAGAGAGCGCCAAGTGGGAACTTGAGCGTGACACAGGCATGAAGATGTTCAAGAAGTGCGGCATAGCCGTGCCGCCAGTCAAAAACTTTTCCAACTATGATGACGCTATCCGCTACGTCAAAAAGGAACAGCGGCGCTTTGTCTCGAAGCCTTCAGGTGATGCGGACAAGGCGTTGTCCTATGTCGCCAAGTCTCCCGCCGATATGGTCTACATGTTGGAGCGCTGGAAAAAAGCCCAGAAGCTCAAAGGAGACTTTATCCTGCAAGACTTCATTGGTGGCGTAGAGATGGCCGTGGGCGGCTGGTTCGGACCGCACGGGTTCAATGTAGGCTGGTGCGAGAACTTCGAGTTCAAGAAGCTGATGAATGACGACAAGGGCGTTGCCACCGGTGAACAAGGTACGGTCATTCGGTATGTCCGCAACAGCAAGCTTGCAGAGACCGTGCTGGCACCGCTTGAAGATGAGTTGGCAAAGGTAGGGTATGTCGGGTATATAGACGTGAACTGCATCATTGACGACGAGGGCACCCCTTGGCCGTTAGAGTTTACGATGCGCCCCGGCTGGCCGACATTCAACATTCAGCAGGCGCTACACGAAGGAGATAGTGTAGAATGGCTAAGAGACCTAGCGGAGGGCCGCGACGGCCGAAACACGACACTGGACACGATAGCCCTCGGCGTCGTGCTCTCCGTGCCGGATTATCCATACTCGCACTTGACGAAGAAGGAAGTGGTGGGGACGCCAATCTACGGGATCAAGCCGGGGATTTGGGAGAACCTGCACCCATGCGAGATGGCGATGGGCATGGCGCCAATGGAAGTGGGCGAGACGATCATAACCTCTCCGATCCCAGTGACGGCGGGGGATTATGTGCTGGTGATGTCGGGGACGGGGGAGACGGTGAGGGAAGCAAAGCGCAGGGCATACCGTCGCTTGGACAACTTGATAGTGCCCAACTCCCCTATGTGGCGGACGGACATTGGGGATCGCCTGTCAAAGCAATTACCCAAAATACAAGCGATGGGGTTCGCGAAGGGGATGTTGTACTCGACAACAGCGTAATGCTCACACGCCTTACAGGCAAAGCGCTACGCAAGATCGAAACCATTCTCGACATAGAGCTTGATCCAAGCGACGAAGAGTTTGGTACGTTGTTGAGAGCCCAGCTCGCGGGCTCTCAAGCTATCCTAAACAGTCAGATCAAGGTTGACGAGCAGCAGTTCCGACGGCAGCAGGAAGATCGACTGCCCCAGCTCCTGAAGATAATACTCGAGGAACAGGCCGCGCAGAGGGCGCAGCGCGTTCTCTGATCTGGTTCCCTACAAGTTTGGCATACCCGGCGATGTCATCCCAGTGATCGGCTTCGTTCGGGTTGCCTGCCAGAATGCGGCCGATCTTGTGCGCGATCATTTCCAAAGCTTCTTTATCTGAATTGGTGAGAGACAACCAATTCACGGTGTCCTTCATCACATTTTTGATGCGCTGAGTGTATTGCGCGTGCTTGGCAAAATCGCCGTGTGTCTTTGCACGGTCTTCTAATATCTTCTCGATGCTCATGCTACTTGCTCCTTCTTCACTTCAGCCAACACCCCAGTCAATAAAGGATGCTCTGAATTTAACTCGACACAGGGCACCTGCCCCGTTGCCATGTCCGTGCCCGCTGATAAAGTGATATATCGGGACGGGTTGATAAGCAGACCCTTTGCCTTCAGGTCGTCCATTAAGTCTTTCCATGTTTGCTCTTGCTCTTGCATCCATGTCCGCAGGGCTTTAACCTCGATAAACATTTTGCCTGATGACACTTCTTGCCGGATAATCAAGCTGCGAGTGGGCAGTTTAATCGGAAGCTGCTTTTGTTTTGGCACAAATGGGCCGGGCATAACCAAAGTGCTTTGCAGGTTATCGGACAGAAAGCGAGCAAGCATGTGGCTGGGCTCATCCGCACGGCCGCGGAAGGATGCCGTGTCTTCGTTGAACAATCGTTCCTGTGCCCAATCAATGATGCGGTCAGTGCTGATGTCGAGCAATCCTAAATGCCGTACTACCAAACCAGCAACGGCCACGCCAGCAAGCCAACGGGCAACGAAGCGCTGGTCAGAGGCAAGGCCATGCTTTTTGATAAGGTCTTCCCTTATCTGAGGCAGGCAGTTCTTTAAATAGGTCATGTTGGCGGGCTGTAGGACAGAGCGCATAAACAACTCGCCCGCAAAGCCCGCGTTATCGTCCATAGCATCCTTCAGGGCGTCGCCGCGCCAGTGCTGAGCGTTCTTTGGAATGTCCACAATGAACTCCACAATGCGGCCAGCCATAGCTTCACCGTTCTTTGCAGCGCGAAGAGTGTCCACGAGGCTTGTGTTGGAGCCCGCAATCATAATCGTCTGCCACGATGCGCCCATGTTGATGAGCGTGCCGTCTGCGGCACCGCGTTGTTTGTCGCGGCCTTCGGTAAATATTTGGATTTCTTCTCGCAGGGCTTCGGGATCACGCTGGGTGTACTCGTCGCGGATCACAGGCAGATTGCCCATAACACCAGTGACAATACCACGGGCGACACGAGTGTCGCTATTGGTCTGCTTCATAGCCTCCAACCTGCCCCACACAGACGCCGCCGCGCCCAGAGCCGTACTCTTGCCTTTACCGCCTTGGCGGGAGATTAAGGAAAGGATTGCGCCGCCTTCAGCGTGAGCCTGCCAGCGCATGAATGGCGCAGAGAACGATGTAAGGACTGCAAGCCCCTGAGCTTCAAAGCCCGGAGCAAACAACATGTCCGCGCTGTCCTTCCAAGCGGCCATAGAGCCACCCTTTTGCGCACCCATACCTTTTGATCGGCGGCGGACTTCCTGCCCGCCCGGCACTTCCCTTACGTCCGTGGCGGTGTATAGGCGTTGCCCAATCAGGAACGATGTTTCATCGTCCTTCCAGCCAAACTGGTCGTACTGAGTTTGCGCCCGTCCTTGAGCGTTTAATTGATCCATGCTCTCTCTCACATACTGTTTGAACAGGTCGCCGTTATGTACGACTACGCCCCTGCCCATAACCTCGGCCACACCTGACGACCCAAACAGGGTCTTGAGCGGCACGATAGAATGTTGCCAGCCTTCATGCGGGGGCTTGTGCTTCAGCACGATAGAATGTTGCTCGGCGTTCAATTCTGCACGGCTTATGGCCTCGACCACAACGGGATATTGCGTGATGCGCAGGTGAACGTCTTTACCGTCTTTCTCGCTTTTAAATACCAATGCGCCGCCAATATGGCAGAACGAACCCACTACGGGCAGGGTTGCTTCCTCCTCTGCAAAGCTTTTAGCAAACTCGATCTGGGCAGGGGTAGCCTTTGGTGCGCCGCGCCCCAGCTCTACAGGGGAAGTGATTGTGCCGCGCAGTGGGCAGGATTTGCAACGATTGTTTAACCCGTTAAAGTGTTCACAGGTGGTGGGGCCGGACAACGCTTTTGCAGCGGTAAGTTTTTTGTCGGTCTCAGCGGGATCGTAACGTTCGTCTCCGGTGCTCCAGTCGTGAGCGACATCGTCTCCGTCTTCACAAAACGCGAGAACGGCCAATCCGGCTTTCCACTCCGGTTCAGGCATGACGCCAAGTGTGGCCCGAAAATGTCCAAGCTGTGCACATAGGTCTGCAACTTGGTGTGGATTGGAGGGGATGCTGTCGTGCACGTGAGCAAGGGCAGCAAGCTGACCAGACATAGGCTTCGCATTAGGTTTCTCCTTTACAACAATTTTCAGCATTGAGAACGCGCTGATAGGGTAAGGTTCTACGTCTCCTCCCCAATCCACCACTCGCGGAGCGCTCGGGTCTTTGCGGTTATGAGCTCCCACAGGGCGCAAAATAGAAGCGCCGTCACTGGTACGACTAGGATCAGCACTGAAAGAATGAGCATTACAAAGTGATTTAAGAGCCTTAGCATACGCTTCCCACTCCCTCAGACTTAAAGCTTCTTCGAGCGGCCAGTAAACATGCAGCCCGTATCCACTCCCGACGTATATTGGCTGGGGCAATCCAGCAGCAGCGCAAAAGGCGATACATGCTGTGTAGGCCCCACTGGCGTTATCGTATTGTTTTCCTTCTCCTGCATCCACATCGAGCCACAACGACTGCACTGAATGGATGTTGTCTTTGGTGCGCGTTGAAGGGGATATGTACGACGCGCAGGCATGATAGACCGTGCGGCCTTGAGCATCCAGCCGAAGAAGTTCATTGCTCAGTTCCTCCGGCGTCTTTGCCCAAACGTGCTTTTTTTCCTGCAGAATGAAGCCGCACAGCCACCCGTGGCTTGGAAGTATTCGGTTCAGGAATTGGGCGGAAGGTGAGAGCGGCATCGAGTAACCCCAAAAGATATGTTTTCCGTGTCCTCATGCTCACCGTATGCGGCACAAGAGGTTTACCTTCCTGCTGTTCAATCAGGCTTTCAAGCTTCTGTAGACGATCCTGAAGCTCATGGGCATAAATGGTTAAGGGGGTGCGCCCCTTAACCCAAGTGTTGACGGCGGGGCGCGAACGCCCCAGCCAAATTGAAAGGTCGGAAATTGAGAGCATACCTTTCGACATGCACGCACGCAACCTTCCTGCAAATGAAAACTTTTCAATCTCCATATCAGCCCACAGGAAGTTTAAAAGCATTGGCAAGTGCGGACTGCAAAGCGTTGTCAGGGGCAGGAGCCGCAGTCATACCAAATCCTGATGTTGGCGCCGGAGCAGGGGCAGGGGCGCGGTCATTGCGCAAGAACGCGGGAATTTCGATAGGCGCTTCCTCAACCACGGGCGCGGCAACTTTTGCTCGTGTACGCTTTGGGGCGAACGCCTCAACTTCGGCAGACGGTGCCGGGGCAGGAGCCGGAGCCGGAGCAACAAACGCCGGAGCAGCAATAGCCACCGCAGTTTTAGGTGCAGGCAAAGCCCCCACAACTACGTCGTCGCGGCCTACGATTGCGGCGGTCTTGTCGGAAACGTCCAGCGCTTCCAAAAGACTACAAACACGCTCGTCAATGAAGCTGGTCGGCTCGAAGCGAAGCACGCCTTGGCTTTCAAATGAAACACGGGTCACAACGTCCGAAGGTTCGGCGGGGCGTGAACCTAAAGACATGCCGCTCAGAGTGCGGGCGTAGGCCGCAAGGTTCTTCAATGAGGCCGGAGGAATGCGAAGCAAAAACACCATATCGTTGCCCAGCTCAGGAACGATAACAGCAATCTTCTTGGCGTCATTACATGCCTTGGTCTGTTTGCCTGTCATCTGCGATACGGCGGAGCCCCATGCGTTCATAGGGCAGGTCGAGCAGACAGCGTTCTGTGGCTTGGTCGCCTGTGAAGACGGACCAACACCATTGTCAGAGAAGCAGGTTGGGCCAACATTTTCGGCCTTCGGGTCATACTTGCCTTCGTAATAGACCTTGGAGATTGCAGGGTTTACGTCTGCGATCACGACTTCAAGATACAACTTATCGTGCTGTTTCTCGTTACCGCCCGCGTCCACCAGTGTGAAGCGGTTATCCTTAATCGACACATGCGGGGGCATGTTGCCACCAATGCCCTGCACAACGGCAGCGGCCAGACCGCGAGAGGTGCGGTTCAAAAGGTGAGCGGGAATTGCTAGATTGCTCATGAGGGCTTCCTTACTTGTACTTCAGTGAAAAGGGTCACATCGACCCCGGGAGGAGGCACATTGTTATGCGCTTCCAAGTGCTCAGTGACAGCTTCTTTCGACACTGCCGCAGTGAGATAGTTAAATTTGCCTGTGCTCAGGACATACTCGAACAGAGCATCCCGATCCACTGTCTTGACGGACATGCTTTGTTTTTTGAAAGCAGTGCCGTGCTCGCCCTTCATGCTGGAAACACCAGCGGCGTTTAGAGCTTCCATAAGGCCATTCTCAATGGCGGTCATGGCCTCTTCGTACGGGGCAAGAGCGGCTTTTTGTTCTTTAACAAGCTGGGCTTTATAATCGCGTAGCTTGATGTATTGGGCAATCAGGTCATCTGGGGTCACGTTCTACTCCTCTGCCAATTTCAGCACGAGACCTTGCATGGTTTCGTTGCTCTCCAACCTTTTGTATATTTCCCGCTCGATTGGCGAAGCGGCGATCTGAACAATAGTGCGCTTGTGTGTTTGCCTTGGCCCATTGATCCGCTGATTTGCTTGTATGTAATCTTCGGTTTTATCCGTAGGCGCAAACCAGATAATCGTTGCCGCAGCGGTCAGGTCTAAGCCTCTCGCAATCGGACCGGGGTGAGCGATAAGAACACGCGGCACACCTTCTTGAAAATCAGCAATGCGCTGATCGGCCTCTTTGCTCGGGACTTCACCATTTACCATGACGCACGTATATGTTTTCGATAGCTCTTTGTAGAGCAATGTTATCACGCTTGTCAATGGTGCGAACACGATAATTTTACGAGGAGCCTCTTCCATAACTTCGCGCAACACTTCAAAGCGCGGCTTGGCGTCAATTAGGTGCACGTCGTGGTCTGAATTATATATAGCCCCACACGCAATTTGTATAAGTTTCCAGCGCAGCACGCCCTCATTTACGGCGGTGATAGGTGTTCCAGTGCCCATCTGCATTCTTAGCTCGCGCTTCATTTGCTCGTAGGCTTTCTTTTGCGCGGCGGATAGCTCGGCATCTTCCTGCATTACCACGCATGGCGGCGCGTCAAAGCAATCGTCTTGTGTAAAGCGCACGCTAGGGCTCAAAAGTTTCTTTGCAGCCTCAGCCGCACCAGAGCGCGGCACCCATTTGAAATTGGTGATCTGCACCATGATCCGCTGTTTATATCCGGTCAGGGTTTCGCCGTAAGCGTTGTTCACAAGCTTGGCTTGCCCGTAGGCGTCCAGAGGGCCGTTGCTGGTCGGTGTCCCGGTCATCATCCAAAGATAAGGGCGTTGTTGTATGAGGGCGCGTGCGACCTTGTGGCGGCGCGTAGACGGGTCTTTGTAAGCGCTTGCTTCGTCCACCACTACAAGCTTAATATCTTCACGCTCGGACAGCTCTTTCGCCATGCCTTTGAGAACGACCGAACGGTTCGTTTCAGCGCCCGTACCTAGCCCGTCAAAGTTTATGATATAAAAGTCTGCTTCCTGTTTGAGCAGTTCGAGGCGCTTTTCGGCTGTACCATGCAGCACGATGCAAGTGCGCTTGCCTAAAAAGTGCTGGAATACAGAGTTTGCCCACGTGCGCTTGAGTGTTCTCAGCGGTGCAATAATCAGGGCGCGAAACTTTTTGCCGCGACGCTCGTGCTGTTCCATAAGATAATCTGCCGCCCAAAGTGCGCTTAGGGTCTTTCCTGTACGCATTTCAGACAGGTTAAAGCATCGAGGGTTCAAGGCCATAAAGTTTGCCATGACGCGCTGTGCATGGTGCGGGCGCTCGATCTGCGGGCCATGCGGCCAGCTATACCCGTAATCCATTGGTGCAATGGTTGGCATACCGACACGGGTAAGCTTTTGCAGGTTGGATAAGGTGCAAGGAATACCGACGTGACTGTCTGGTAAAGCCCTGCCGTCAGGAAAGTGCTCAAGCACGACTTTAGGGTGCGCCGTGGGGTACACAGCAACGTTTAACGCTTCATCGTAGAACATGTGTTGTCCTTATTTGATAAGGGCTTTCACCGCTTCGCATTCCAGAGAGTTTTCAAGGCACACGCCTCCACCTGCTTCTGCAATGTCGCGCATGACGCACTCTTGTCGGGGCGTGACTTTGCGTACGCCCTCTCGTTTCGTTTCAATCCCGTAGAATTTACCTTTATGGCAGACCAGAAAGTCAAGAGTTGCAGCGCCAAAGCCCGACTGCACAGGCATGAAATAGTATGCCCCGATCTCTTTCAGATAGCGTTTCACCGCAGCTTTGACGTTGCTCTCGTTCATTTGTTACTCATTTTTCTTGCTTCCCTGAAAGCCGCAGGGGTCTTCCCGTGAAGTTGATAAAACGCCGCGCTCCTAACCCGGCGGGCTTCCTGCATTTTTTCGCTACAAGCAAGGCAAACCGTTGTGTGATCTTTCCCGAACCATTTGGCAATCATTGTGTAGCTAAATCTGGCCTCGCCGTTCGGCAGTATTTCAGAACGAAGTATGAGGTAAATCGCTTTCCTGCATTTCACCAGATTTGGCAAGCGGCTTGGTCCTAAAATATCTTCGACATGCACAAACCGTTTTGCACATTCCTTCTCAATAATGTCGCGCACGCGCCACGGTATTGCCCGGTCTGCATAGATTTGTTTCACATGGCCGGGGTTTCTCATAATCCATTCCCTGAGTTTCTTAATCAGCTTTGCGGTCATCTAAAATTTCCTTGGATATGAAAAAAGCTTGATCTACAACATTGTTGTAGAACATGATGAGTTTGTTGCACTCGATGAGTAGGCCAAGTTCTCGGTCACGAGCATCTGCTAAAGCCTCGTCTTTGCACTCGATGATGCGGTCTTTCTTGGCTAGTTCAGCGCGAAGGCGCTCAATCTCCGCATCCTTTGCGGCGATCTCATCCGGTGTCGGTTCGGCTTCGAGAAGGTCATACTTACTATCTTCAATGGAATATTTCCCTTCTATTGACCAAGAAGCTTGTCGCCACTCATTATCTACAAAATAAGCCCCGTGGACAGCGTAAGCTTGATCCTGAATGGCGTAAATTTTAACATCGTAGCCACATCTGGTTTTGTAGGTTTTATCAATCGCTACAATCATTGCCGTGTCTCCGAACCAGAAACAAATGCGCCATCAAGATCGCCAAAAGCAATAAAAAGAATGTTGCTTTTCGGGATGTAAAGCCCGTCGTTTACATAACACTCACGCTGTTCAACCCAGTCGATAACTTCCCGCTGTGAACCTTTATTTTCCGTGTCGATGTACCCAAGCCCGTTGACTAAATAAATTCTCATTTTCATGCGTTGCTCCTCGCAGGATTATGTTTACATGTTTTGACGCTGCACCATCCGCACAATGGGTTGGAGTTTGCAGGCCACTCAGCCCCAGCCGCTTCGGTCTGGTGCATCTGGTTCACGAGCCTCTGAATGTGCTCGAACGTCTTGGGCGCGGGCTTGCGTAGGTCATAAACTTTCCCGATCCGATCTTCTTTCAGCCACGCATAAGCCCCGCTCATGCGCTCGATCTCGGGAAAGTTTGCCAACACCAGCAGACCATGCCGCTCTAATTCATCTTTGTCTTCACGTGGCTTGCCTGTTTTCCAGTCTAGGATAAAGCCCGCATCATTTTCGGTCTTGAGCACGTCCACCTTGCCTTTAAAAAAGCAATCGGCAGCTCGAAAGCCTGTAGGTTTCCCGTTGATTGTCATGCCCAGCGAAAGCTCGGCCTTGCAGCCATCGCCCAGCGCCGTGAGATATTTCCCGAACTTCGCCATGCCTTCGGGCAATGGCTTGGCTTCATTGATTGCCAGCTCGAGAGCTTTGTGCACCTCGTTGCCCCACTTGATTGCTTCTGTCTCCACATAGGGTTCGTCACGGACGACATACTTGTGGAAAGCCTGCTTAGGGCAACGCTCATAGACAGAAAGGAACGAGTGTGAGGCAACGGGGATTTTACGCATATCAGTCTTTCTTCCTATATTCGTCAATCACGGCTTTGACCGCCGGGTGTTCCGGCGTTATCAACGGATTAAATCCTTTACTTCCTTCTAACTGGTCAACGATCAAAAACCGCACCCGGGTCAAACACTCGTTAAGCTTTTCACGGGGCACGTTATCGTGAATGTGCTCGTAAATGTCTATGTATGACATATCAGTCTTTCTTTTTTGTTTTCTTAAACTTACCAGCTTTGTTTAAAGCAATAGCTACGGCCTGCTTTTGCGGCTTGCCCGCTTTCATTTCTGTTCTGATATTTTCAGAGACAACTTTCTTCGACTTTCCTTTTTTCAGCGGCATGATGTCCTCACTTCTCGTAGCGGTCTGCATACCCGCCCTCTGCATCAAGCGGTATGCCCGGCAGCCATTCCGGCTCGGCTCGCATGATCTCCACCAGCTTACCAAAGTCTTCCGCCGCTGTCTCGTTCCGCACCAGCACGACCACTTCGTCATGGGTTGTCAGGACGATCTTGTAGCCCGCCAGCGTCATCTTAATCATGGCCTGCGACATGACAACTCGTGCCATAGCCTGCACCACGTTCTCGACCAGCGTGCCGCCCCAGATGCCTACCCAGCCCTTGCGGGTGCGCCGTTGCCATTGCCGCTCGATAGGAGCCCATCGCAGCTCGTAGAAGATCGGCGCATCATTCGGCAACACTATGCCGCCCTTCATAACTGTGAGTGCTCCCCACGTCATAAGACCCGCGCCCGCGTGCATGTGCCTCAGCATTGCGTCGCCCTGTTTCCAGTATTCTGTGACCTTCGGGTGTGACATGCGATAGGTGTTTATCGCGGTCTGTGCTTCATGTGTTTCGAGTATGATCGGAGCCCCGCCCAGCGCACCTGCACGGCACGTAGTTTGCAGCTTGTTCGCGCCCATGCCATAGCCGCAGCCCAGCTCGAGAACCTTGCCCAGATGCCGCTCAGTCGGGTTGTCTTTCTTATTGATCGGACGCCCATAGAACCTGCTTGCGCCCTCTGAATACAAGTCTCGGCCAGTGGCAAAAGCATCAATAATGTCCATTTGCCCGGCCACATAATTGAGCACGCGGCATTCGATTTGGCTCAGGTCTATAACGGCAAGCTTCCATCCGTCAGGAGCGTGCAAAGCTTTCCGCAGATCGCCACCTCTCGGGAAGTTTTGAAAGTTAACTTTATCCCCACCAGACCATCGGGTAGTATGTGCCCCACAATAAGTAAGGTAAACGGGCATTGCACCTCTGCCAGCCATTCCAGCAAGCCTTCCAGCTCTGGTCTCGTCAATCGTAGAACGCACGTCAAGACGTGCTTGTGCAAGTGCTGCGACTCTCTGGTTGTCATTGTCCAACAATCCTTTCATGAAGTCATCGGTCTTCGCAACGGCAGGGGTCGCGCCGTTCTTTCCGTCCTTGTATTCGGGCTCGATGCCTTCCGCCCGCAACAGCTCGACGAAGCGCGCAGCACTTTGCAGATCAGCCTCACACACGCCCAGCGCGTCCAATAGCTCGCCCTTGTGTTCCCACTCTTCGCGCTGCACGCGATAGAAAGTCGCAATGTCTCCGACGATTGTAGGCTCGGTAAACATGCGGATCGTCATGTCAATCACGCGAAACTCTTCAGGCGGGAACTCCGGCCGGAACCGATTGAACAGGTCAACAGTCAATCTAATGTCCTGCAAGCAGCCTTCGCCCAGCGCTTTGTATAAATCCGGCGTAATGTTTTCCGCACGCCTGCCCATAAATTCGTCGTATGGCACGCTCTTGCTTCCCAGCTCGAAGTGTTTTGCCAAGCTCGACAAGGCGACACTTACATGATTGCCTACCAGCAGCCGCGCCATACACAGCGTATCGAACCAGAACGCCGGGCGCACACCATAATGATGTGACAGGATCAACCCGTCAAAATGCGCGTGATGTGCAATGACGGCAATGTTTGCCCAGTCCTGCTTATTGCACCATGCCTGAATCTCATGTGGCATGAGCCAATAGGCGCCGCTCTCGTCTTGGACGCCCAAAAGCAACGCTTGGAAGCGTTGCTCTCTGATATAGTGCTCGGTGGTCATCTTCTTGAGCGTATAATCTTTGTCAAAATACGTTTCGAAGTCCAGACAAATCGTCTTCATAAATTTACTATCTCCTCAAGCATTCTATCCCGGTCTTGCGCGCTCAAGTCGCACACATAAGCGCGGGCGGAAATTTCGTAGTGCATCAGGCCGGGAAACTCGCGCAAGATTGTGCGAACGTCATTCACCGCTTGACTCATAGATATTTCGCCGATTATGCAAATGTCTTTTTTCTGGATGTGCCCGGCGAAAAGTAAATGCTTCAGCGCACCTATTAGGCGCGTCCGTTCCGGCAATCTTTTGTTTAAAAAGTATGTCATCTACTTACCCTATTTAACGTTGCTTAGGTCGTCAAGCTTATTTTAACAGCGCGCCTGCTAGGGCAAGCAGCCCTAGCAGTCCGGCCAGCATTGCCCAGCTCATGCCCAGCTCGGTTTTTTAAATGCCGTCCGCATTTTGCGATACGGCATAATGACGCCAAGCATCGGGCAATCCTTTTCTCCGTCATGATAATGCACGAGCGCCGGATTCTGTCCGTTCGGGTGAATATCGCAAAGTGTTCCTAATTCTTTTGCTGCCTTATACATTGCAAGCTGATATTTCGGTTCGAACCATATATCAGTCACACTTAGAGCCGCTGGTGTTTCTTGCGGGATAACACGCCGCCAATCTGGATAAGTCCCATCAACGGGTTGAAACAGTGTGTTACCCAGCCGCCATGTTTCACCGTCATCAGTGCTTAATTCAACCAAATCTTGTCCACGTGCAGGCTTAAACCCCTTCACAATGTCCGCTGGTATAATCAAGCTCACGAGCTCGTCTAGTGTGTTCGTTTCGTCATGCGCTGCCAGCAGCATATGGCCGTTTGTTGCAACAAGCGTTGTTCCTTTTGCGTTTATCTCAACCTGCACGCCGCAAAGGTAGCGGCGTGTCTCTTCGTTCGATACAGCGTTAAAGACGGCTTTCAAGTGGTTAACTATCAGTAAAGTTTTCATGTTTGCGTTTCCGTTTGTTATGATGCTTGGTGCATCCATAAAGGCAGATTGTCGCCTGCCTTTAAAACTGCATCAGATTGCTTGCAAAATAGTGAGGCCAGCTTTTCTGTAATTATGCTCCCACCCGTAACCATCGTTTACAGTGGTCACGCCCGCAATGGTCGTGCCGGACATTGCCGCACTGGCCTTGTCGTAGCCATACCCGCTTGCAGTGCCCTTTCTCCAGCGCGTAAACTCGTCAAACGGTATATGCTCAGGGCGATCCAGCGTCCAGTCTGCAACATACGCAATCAGTCTGCCCGCTCCGTCCGCTGGATAGTGCAGCTGAATTGTGCCGACATGTTCAGCGCCACGCATAACCACATATGCGGCAACGCGCGTTGAACGTTTTTGAATTTCATTATGCAGCGCGAAAATTTTATCGGATGTTTTGCTCATTGTGTTTGCTCCTCTGTGTCGTAATGACGGTGTAACATTTACACCTATACTTTTTGTACGTCAAGATAAAATTTGATCGATTGCGTTAGATAATGCAATCGGGCTCGTTGTCTCTGTGTGTTTGGCTAGCCGTAAGACAAAGTGTGCCAGCGCTCTGGTTAGTGGTGCACGATGTGCGCCGGGCAGTGTGTCCAGTGCTGCGCGTAGTGCTGTTATGGGTTGGTCACGTTGCCAGCGTGCTATCTCCTCGTGCGCGTATGTGGGCAGGGTTGGCGCCCGCTCCCATCGGTGCAGTGTTTGGCGTGATACTCTAAGCTGCCCGGCGAGTTGCGCACGGGTCAACCCGTGCGCGTTGCATAGTGCTTTAACAAGGTTCATGGTGTTATTCTCCTTTAAGGGCGTCTGCGCGCAATGCGGCAATAGCTAGTTGAATTTGATATTTCCATTCAGCTGTAGACAAATCCCATGTTTTCAAATCTACTGCATCTGGGCCTGACGCCAGAATTGCCTCCAATTCGTTAATGCTGTTCGTGTCGTAGCAGGCGGCGGCAAATGTGTTATCAATAATCGTCGTCATTGTGTTTGTCTCCTGTCAATTATTTGACGCTGTTAATGTGGCACGTATTAAATATTACGTCAATAGCCCGTTGCAAATTTTACCTATTTTGTTTCGCGTTTACATAGTTTGCCAAGCTATGTGGCAAAAAGATCAATGTTTTCAATAACTAAAAAGTTATAGTTTTTTTTTGAGGGTACACTTATAATATCGGGGCTTTTTTGTGCTTTGTATCATTTGGTAATAGGTCAACATTACTGACCTAAAAAAATCGGCCTAAGGGGGTGCTTATTTTATTAAATAGTTTAATAATATATATAGTTACTTAAAAAAATATATAGGTTGCCCTTTGTTTTCATGCACTTAGCGCGCCGCTCCAAGCTAGATGTTACATGCCTAAAAGGTGCATACCTTACATTTGTTAGCAGATGTTACGCCCTGCCCTTATGCGCCCCTCTGCCCTTACCCATTTGTTACGTGTTTCATTTGTTACGTAGGCGGGTCGCACCCTGTGACGGGTGCAGCAAGGTGCATGGTGTAACGTTTATTACGTAAGCTAGGGCTAGGCCAGAGGGGGCCAGAGGCCGGGGCCCAACTCAGGAAAACCCCCCACCGACCACCCCTTACCTTATTTATTTTACCCCCCATATAAAAACCGCACGTATTTTTGAAATCGACTTTCAACAACCAAATAGTATCGTTGACAACCTCACGCACCAAGATTATGGTATTCAGGCTTTCGGGTATATGTTGTTCTCGAGGGCGCGTTTCCTCCCTTAACTTGCCGGGGACTTTCCCCTAAAGGTTCCCGGTTCTTTTATGACGAGCATCCGTGACGACATCATCCTTCATCTTGGGCGCGATCCTCTTCTTGCCCACAGCGCTTTGTTTCGTCATCGCCATCCTGAAGCTACCCAGCATTTCCACAAAACCATAATTGAAGATTGGCACTCTGATGCGCCGCGTGTTCTGGACATGGTGTTTCGTGGCGGTGGCAAATCAACTGTGGCGGAAGAAGCGATCATTGTCATGGCGTGCCTTCAACAATTCAAGAACGGATTAGTGATCGGTGAAACCGAACCCCGTGCACAAGAACGCCTTGCCGCTATCAAGCATGAGTTTGAAACCAACGAAGACCTGCTTGAATTGTTTGGCGATCTCAAAGGGCGTAAATGGCAAGAGACTTACATCGAGCTATCGAATGGAACAGTACTGCGAGCTCATGGCCGTGGTCAGTCTTTGCGCGGTGTTAAGCATCTGCATTATCGTCCTGATATAGCCTTCCTCGATGACTTGGAAGATGAGGAAAGTGTCAGGACCCCTGAAGCCCGCCAGAAGACAATGGACTGGTTTGTCAAAACGTTTATGCCTGCTCTTGATCCTAGAGCTCGCGTGCGCATGGCCGCTACCCCGTTACATCCAGAAGCACTTGCCCTAAAGCTGTCACGCTCTCCAGATTGGGTAGTGCGTAAGTATCCCATCCTGTACAAGGATGCGGCGGGGCAGGAAGCGGCGACATGGCCGGAGCGGTACTCGCTGGACTGGTGCCGTAACAAACGGCGGGAGTACGAAAGCCTTGGGCAGCGGCACGCATGGCAGCAGGAGTTTATGTGCGAGGCAGAGAACCCAGAGGATAAAATATTTACGCCAGACTTGTTTAGGTGTGAGCCGCAGATCAGAACGTGGCAGCCTGTCTACGCGGTCTACGACCCTGCACGCACGGTAAAGTCAACGTCGGCCATGACTGGTAAAATAGTCGGGTCGTGGGTAAACAACCGACTGATTATCTGGGAAGCGGCAGGGCATCTCTGGAAGCCGGACGAGATTATCGAGGACATCTTCAACGTCGACGCACGGTACAACCCCATTAGTATCGGCGTTGAAGAAGACGGCCTGCATGAGTTCATTATGCAGCCGCTCAGACATGCTCAGATAAACCGTGGACACCCCGTCCCGATACGAGCTCTGAAAGCCCCCAAAGGCAAACTTGACTTCATCCGTAGTCTGCAACCATTCTTCAAAGCGGGAGAGGTTATCTTCGCTGGCGATAAATTGAACTTCCAAGAACTTGAAAATCAACTTATGTCCTTTCCATCTGGCAAGATCGACATACCAAACGCGCTCGCCTATTTCCTTAAGCTTCGCCCCGGCATACCGATGTTTGACGGCTTCGGTGCAGTCAACATAAACGAAGACATCCCCGTTGCCCAGAGACATCCGGCGTACCTGTGCGTCAACGCAACCAACTCGATTACGACCGCGATGGTAGTGCAGGTCTATGACGGCATGTTATCAGTGCTGGCAGACTTTGTGCGTGAAGGCGATCCCGGTGCCGTGCTCGCTGACTTGATACGTGAAGCAAGCGTGTTTGCCCGAAAGAACTTTACACTCGTTGCACCGACCCGACACTTCCAGCAGTACGACCAGACAGGGCTTGTAGGCGTTGCCAAGCGCATACCTGTCTCAATCAATCGTGGCGGGGTAGAGGTGAAAGGGAGGGCAGAGATCAGGGACATGATGCGGAAGCTCTCGCATGGCCGCCCAGCCTTCAGAGTAAGCACGCTGGCCTCATGGACGCTCAGGGCGCTGTCTGGGGGCTATGCCAGAGAAATCGGGCATGACCATGCAGTCGAGGGCGTGTACAAGGTTCTGTGCGAAGGCTTGGAGTGTTTCGCGGCCACGCTGTCCTCCGGCTTGCACGATACCGAGAATGAAGGTATAAGATACGCAACCACATCGGACGGGCGGCGCTATATGAGCGCCTTGGCAACGAGGGACTGATATGCGCGAAACATTTCTCATAGACATCGACATAGCTATGGGCACATCCCTTATGCTTGGCGATGAACACTCTCAAGCGATCCTTGCACAGATGCGACGTTTAGCCGCAGCCCTTCCTCCAACAATTCCCGACGCTGTGCAGGAAGTAGCAGGCGATGCTACTGTGGTGACATCAAACCTTAACCTGAATGAAACTGCACTGCGCGGCAACGAAACATTATATGATCCTTCTGTTCCTCCTGTAGTATTGGCGAGCTAAGACATGGCTGAGGAAGAAGAACTTCTCAACGTCGAGGAAGACGATACTTCAGGATTGAAGGATCGTTCTAAGAACCTTGCCAAGTCTAAAAAGACCCGCGAGAAACTAATTGACTTGTACCGCGACGTGGAGAAAGGTTTTGAAGACCAGCTTCCGCGCTCAAACGACATGCAGGACTATTGGGACATCTACAACTGTAAGCTAGGCGAAAACCAATTTTATTCCGGCAACAGCCGTATCTTCTTGCCTATAGTGTACAACGCGGTCAATGCCCGTAAGACACGTTTCGCAAACCAAATCTTCCCGCAGTCTGGCCGCTACGTTGAGGTGACATCTTCGGATGGCACAACACCTCATGCGGTGATGGCGCTTGCAGAGCACTACGTTCGCAAGGCTCGCCTTCGTGAGCTTATCCCTGCCCTTCTGCGCAACGCTGACATTGAAGGCCAGTTCAACGTGTATGTGGATTGGTCGGAGCGCGAACGCCACGTGGTGCGCCGCGTAAAGCGCCCTGCACAAGTTGAGCCCGGCATAGTTGCCCCCGACGAAGAGGTTGAGGACATCGAGGAAGAAACTTTGAAGTCCGCACACCCTACAGTTGAGATATTGGCCGACAGCGACGTGCTCATACTTCCTGCAACGGCAAGCCGCGCCGAGGATGCTATTGCGTCTGGGGGCTCTGCTACAATCATCCGGCGGTGGGGCAAAGCCAAGATCAAGGCTATGATCTCCGAAGGGCAGATTGACAGCAAAGAAGGCGAAGCCCTGATTGAAGAAATGTCGAAAGACAATCGCTCGCATACGCCGGACAAAGCAAAGGCAATGGCCGATGCAGCAGGCATCAAGGGTACAGGCCAAGGCAAGTTTGCTTTGGTGTATGAGACATGGTCAAACGTCAAAACCCCAGACGGGTGGCGACTGTGCCGCACCTACTTTGGCGGCGCGGACAAAGTGTTGTCCTGTATGCGTAACCCTTATTGGTCGGACAAGCTTCCCTTAATTTCAGAACCGCTTGAAAAGATACAGGGATCGGTTAAGGGTATCAGCCGTATCCAAGCCGTTGCCGATCTACAGTACCTTGCCAACGATACAGTGAACGAAGCCGCAGACAGCATGGCTTACGGGCTCATGCCTATCGTGATGACTGACCCTGAGAAGAACCCCAAGGTCGGCAGCATGGTGTTGAGCAT